CCAGTCTGCGGCATATGACCAACTCAAGCGATCCATTGAGGATGTCAACACCGCCTTGCTCGAACAGCAGGGAAAATCCGGTGAGGCTGCAGCGCGCCGATTCGATGAACAGAACCGCGCACTTCGCCAGAAACTTGAGGCGGAACTCGCGGAGGCGAACAGGAAGCCTGATGCTGATGGCGTAACCACCGTTCGTGGTTCTCGCGCCCTCAACAACCTAAACGCACTGCGCGAGATCACCATCGCCCAGGCTAAGTTGAATGAGCTTCAGGATGCTGGCGCCCGCATCCAGTCGGATCTTGCAATTGCCACCGACCGTGCGCAAATCGCGGCCCAGAACGGGTCGATGACGGAGTTGGAAAGCCTGCGGGCCGTTAGCGATGCGAGAGCGCAGAGCCTGGTTGATCTGAGGGCTGTTGCTGACGCTTATACCGAAGTCGCAGCCAAAACAGGCAATCCAGCGATTGTGCAGCGCGCCAAGGAGTTGCAATCTGAAGTTGAAAAGCTTGCCGCATCAGCCGACCTGGTGCGGGAAAAATTCGAAGGGGTATTCGAGTCCGGGTTTGAGTCGTTCTTCGACAAGCTGACCAGCGGAACGGCCAGCGTCAAGGACGCATTCATGGCGATGTTCGCCAGCATTTCTGCCGAAATTTCGAAGATGGCTGCACAGGATCTCAGTAAGCAGCTTTTCGGAAAGAGTGGGTCTCTCGGTGGAATTGTTGATTTTGCTGCTGGTTTGTTCGGCGGTAAGGGTGCCGCACCTGAGCTCTCGCAATCGGTTGCTGGATCGGTTGCGCAGGCAGCTACCGCTGGCACCGAGTCTACTGCCGCTGCAGCAACTACCGCTGCTTTAACTTCGCTTTCCGCTGTTACGGCGACCGTTGATGCATCCATGGTCACTCTCGGTGCAACCGCTGTCACGGCTGATGCATCGTTAGTCACGCTGGCCGCGTCCGCTACCGCAGCAGCGTTGGCACTTGAGGTGGCCGCAACGGCTGCAGCCGCAAGTGGTGCAAGTGGTGGTGCTGGCGGCTTAATTGGTCTGTTTGGCGACTTCGCATCCCTCGCTGCTAAGGGAAACATCTATGTCGGTGGCGGCTTGGTGCCGTTTGCTAAAGGTGGTATTCCGGGAGTAGTGGACAAGCCAACGATGTTTTCTATGTCGGGCGGTCGAACAGGATTGATGGGAGAAGCAGGACCAGAAGCCATTATGCCACTCCATCGCGACAAGCAGGGCGAACTGGCCGTGAAGATGATCGGCAATCGCGGGGAAAGCATGATGCTCCCGCTAACCCGAGATGCCAACGGCAAGCTTTCGGTACGCGCGCCTGATGGCAAGGTTCATGCTTTTGCAAACGGTGGCGTGTTCAGCGCTGGCTCTCTATCACCAACCTTTACGACTAACGCATTCGGCGCGATTGGTGGCGCGATGTCGTCCATGTCTGGTGGTTGGTTGGCTGCAAACGAGCGCGCTGAGAACAACGTGACGAATAACTACACCATCACGGTTCCTGCGGGCACGCCGCGCGAAAGTGCTGGTCAGGTGAGCCGCCAGCTTGCCGTGGAGATTGCGCGCAGCAACCGGAGGAATAACTGATGGCATTCCTTGAAACTCCGCGTTTCCCTGACTACCTGGCGTTTGGCCTAGTCGTTGGTCCGGTAGATTCTCGCACGCGCATTCGCACCGATAGTGGGCAAGTGTTCACCAATTTGAACTGGTCGCATTATTTGACCCGTTTGGATGGAACTACCACGGCCCGTACCCAGGCGCAGCGCGACGAGATCGACAACTTCTTCCGCGCCGTGCGGGCGGATGGATTCCGAATTCGGGACTACTCCGATTATCAGGCCGGTTCTTCCGGTGTTGTGACGCAGTTGACATCAACCACGTTCCAACTCGGGAAGACATACACCAAAGGCAGCGCAACTTATACCAGGAAGATTACCAAGCCGGTTAGTGCGATCTCGGTTTCAGGTGGAGGCACTTACACCGTTGACTATACGACCGGCATCGTTACGAAAGTTTCTGGAGCCAACCCAACCGGGTGGACTGGTGAGTTTGATATTCCAGTTCAGTTCGAAGCCAGTGAGCTGGTTTGGCAGGTTGTTGCCCGTGGTGCCGGAGGTTTGATGTACATCGCTGACGAACTGAAGATGATGGAGATGGTCCTGTGAAGTCCATGTCTGCGGAATTGAAGGCTCACTTCGCCCTTCCAGTTACCACGATCTGCCATCTGATTAAGCTTACTCGCACCGATGGAGAAGTATTTGGCGCAACACCCGACCACGATCAGGACATTACATTTGATGGCGTGCTTTACAAGTCTTCGCTGGGACTGATTCCATCGGCAGCAGAAACAAGTTCGACACTCAACGTTGACACGATGGATGCAAAGGGGCCGTTGCTGGAACTCGGTGTCAATGAGGCCGACATCATCGCGGGCCTGTGGGATCTCTGCGAATTCGAAGTGCGCCGCGTCAACTACTCCGACCTAACTCAGGGCTGCGAGTTTGTGCGAAGCGGTAACGTCGGGGAAATCTCCATCGGTCGCGGGACATTCCAGTCTGAGCTTCGAGGCAAGATGCAGAAGCTGCAGCAGACGCTTGGCGATGTCGTGACACCAGCTTGCAATGCAGACCTGTTTGATGCCCGCTGCGGGGTAGTGGCCACCGAGGGAACATGGAAGTTCTCCAATAAGGCAGTTACGACCGCGACAAGCCAACGCCTATTCACAATTTCGACACTCGCTCAAGCGGCAGACTTCTTCACTGCTGGCAAAGTCACATTCACGACTGGCTTGAACGTTGGGTTATCGATGGAAATCAAACAGCACTCCACTGGTGGTGTGATTGAGTTGCAGGAGTCGATGCCATATGCAATATCGGTCGGTGATGAAATGACGGTCTTCGCCGGCTGTCGTAAACGCGCCAGCGAAGACTGCAACACCAAGTTCAGCAACATCATCCGCTTCCGTGGATTTCCTTCGCTGCCCGGTTTGGATCAGGTCTTCAAGGGTATTTGATGAAACGTGATGATCTAGTTGCCGAGGCTCTCGAATGGGTCGCGGTCGGCACGCCCTTTCACGCCAATCAGTCAGTTAAAGGGGTTGGTGCTGATTGCGTCGGCCTGGTGGGTGGCGTTGCGTTCGCTTGCGGGTCTGATCTTCCAGAAATTCCAAAAGCATATTCGCTATCGCCTGATGGTTCACTAAAGGCATACCTGGATCGTAATTTGACTCGCGTGTTCGGTGAACATCAGCCCGCCGATGTCCTCCTGATGTCGTTCGATGGCGGCGAGCCACACCACGTTGCCATGTATATCGGAAACGGTGAAATCGTGCATGCATATACATCGGTCGGCAAGGCTGTGAAGCAAACCTATACCAGGGCGTGGAAGAAGCGTGTTGTCGCGGCCTATCGCTTTCCGGGGATTGAATAAATGGCTTCCTTGATCGGCGGCGCTGTTGGTGCTGCGATTGGTTTCTTCGTCCCGGTTGTTGGTCCGGCACTAGGCTTCGCTATTGGATCGGCGATTGGTGGATACGTTGGGCAGCCCGACCGTGAAGGCCCGCGTCTTGATGATCTGCGCCAGCAGCTTTCCGTCTACGGCGCTCCAATTCCTATGGAGTGGGGCACCAACCGCCACGCGGGTACGGTCATCTGGCCGCAGATCCTTGAGGCAGTGGAGCACTCGCACTCAGAGAGCGCAAAGGGTGGGCCTGATGTCAACACCTACACTTACACCATGTCCTTTGCGGTCCTGGTGTGTAAAGGTCCGATTGCAGGCATCCGCAGGATTTGGTCGAATAAGAAGCTTGTCTACGATGCTTCGATTGCCAATGAAGGCGCCACGCAAGATCCGGCATTCGGCTCCGCGCCCCGCTTCTACCTTGGCACCGAGGATCAGGAGGTTGATCCGCTGATCGAGGCGACTGACGGGCCAAGTCCGGCATATCTAGGCTACGCATACGTGGTCTTTGAAGACTACGACGTAACCGAAATGAATGGTCGCCTGCCTCAGTTTGAATTTGAGGTGGTCACTTCGGCTGATGATGCTACCCCAGACATTTCCAACATCGGTGACGCCGGCCCGAAGGTTGCTTACGATCCGAACACAGGTTATGTCTGGTCGGTAAGTGGCGTGGCCAATACGCAGATTGATGTCTACATCAACGATTTCCTGAGTGAGGCGCTGGTAGATCACCTGACGATAGTTCCAAGTTCCACCGGTAGCAGCATGGGTAACGACATTACCTATGTGCCGGCATTGGGCGAGTTTTGGGTTTGTAACTCGAACGGCACCGACATCATTGCGATCAATGCGGTAACGCACGCCTCACGAGAACTGGACTTCGGCAAGTCGTTCGTCGGCCTGATTCACTACTGCCAGAAAAATGGGAACGTAGTACTTGGTAGGACAAATAGCTCCACTGGATATTGGGTAATAGATGTTGCCAGTGAAGCGATTGTTCACACTGAATCCATCTCCGGCAGCGTGTTCGGCCTGGATCAAATCCTGACATTAGGCGATGGTCGTGAGGCATTCCTCTATGCCGATAATGTTGGAGTGTACGAAGTTGACGGTGTATCGACTGCGTTAGTTCAGACATACAACGACGCAGCGATTTCGACCACCGCTTATATGGCGGCTGACACCAGCAGGGATACGATTGTCATCGTCAACGATACATCTTCAACCATCCTGACACTGGACCTGAATACCGGCATCTTTACGCCGCATACTCTGTCGATGCCGGTCGATGCGCCGCCGACCGCCAGCATCAGCCTGCACCGCATCCTGTGGCACTCGCAGAACGACAAGTACTACATCACTGCGCACCAGGCCGGGTTGAGCTGGACCATGTTCACGGTCAACCCAGTCACGTTTGAGATTGAGGATGTCAAGATTTATAGCGGCCCAACGAATACCGGTTCGTTGCTGGAGGTTCCCGACCATCCGAATTTCCTGATCTACACGGACTCTGGTACTGACTCGGCCTACAAGATTCCGCTGTTTGGCCTACTTGACCCGAATGCCGTCGTTCTCGGAGATATCGTCACAGACCTGTGCGCGGAAGCTGACCTGGACGCATCAAAGATCGATGTTACAGACCTGACAGACGAAGTTCTTGGGTATATCGTCCCGCGCCAGATGACAGCCAGGGCGGCGATTGAGCCGTTGCAGCAAGCGTTCTACTTCGATGCCGTTGAGGGCGAAAAAATCAAGTTCGTCAAGCGTGGTTCGAGCACGACCACAACGATTCCAAAGGATGACAGGGCGGCGCACATTGATGGCCAGGAGGTTCCGGCACACCTTGAAATTCGGCGCGCAATGGATACTGAACTGCCAGTGCAGTGCGATGTCGAGTATCCAGACTTCGACGCGGACCATCAGGTCGGCAACCAATACGACAGGCGCATCACGAAGGACACACGCCAGCGCATTAACCTTCAAATAGCGATTGTCATGCGCGCGCCAAAGGCTAAGGAAATCGCCCGCTGCACTCTGTATCAGGCTTGGCAAAAGCTAACTTTCCGCTGGGTGACAACGCTCAAGTACGCCTATTTGGAGCCGACCGACATCGTTCAGTTGCCGACCGATGATGTTACATACCGCGTCCGCATTACCAGCCGCCGCGACAATCCTAACGGTCTGATCGAGTGGGAAGGCGCAATCGAGGATGCGGCGACCTACAGTCAGTCCGGTGATGACGCGATTACGCCACCGTACCAGATCCAGTCCATCTTCGAGGCAAGCACTACGATCCTGGCCTTGATGGATATTCCCTTGCTGCGCGACGAGGACGACAACGCCGGCTATTACGCAGCAATGGGAGGTGAAGCATGACTTGGACAGGTGCGCAACTCTATAAGAGTTCGGATGGCACAACCTACGATGCGATGCTTTCCACCACCAGCGGCGCGATCATCGGCATCGCGCAGGATGCCTTGGGTGATTTCGATGGCGGAAATGTTTTTGACTACGATAACACTGTCACCATCGCCCTACAAACAACTGGAACGTTGGTCAGCTACACGCAGTTGCAAGTTCTGAATGGAGCTGGCGCTTTCCTCTTGGGTATGCATGGCCGCTGGGAGGTTGTGCAGTACAAGACTGCCACGCTGGTTTCACCTGGCGTCTATACCTTATCAGGACTGTTGCGCGGTCGGCGTGGCACTGAATGGGCGCAAGGAACGCACCAGGCAGGAGATAAGTTCGTGCTGGCCAACATCTCGACCTGGCAGCGACCGAATGCAGGAACGGCTGAAATCGGTCTGACACGCTACTACAAGGCGGTGACGTTCCGCGACTCGCTGTCGAATACAGCCTCGCAGACCTTCGCTAATAGCGCTGTTGGCCTGAAGCCTTACGCGCCTGTTCAGTTGACCGGTTCTCGCGATGGATCGAACAACCTGACAATCAATTGGATTCGCCGCACCAGGATCGGCGGTGAGTGGCGCGATTATGTCGATGTGCAGGTTGGCGAAGCAACACTGTCCTTTGACGTTGAGGTGTGGAATTCGGATTACTCCACGCTCTTGCGCACGATATCTGGTGTCAACGCCGTGACCACTGGATACACCGCAGCAGATCAAACCACGGACGGCCTGACCCCAGGCGATCCAGTCTACCTACGCATCTACCAAATCAGCGCCATCGTCGGGCGCGGCTATAAACTCGAAGGCTCCGTATGACCACAACAGCTAATCTGGCAGTAACGAAGATTGATAGCGCGCAGGCGCAAAAAGAGGTCACGGCGAACGAGGCGTTTGATGTTTTTGATGCGGCCTTGTCCGGTACGTCGATTGCTCTGTCGGACGCAAACTACACGCTTTCGACATCGACTACGCCGCAAGAATGGCAATACGGCATCCTTAAGTTCACTGGCGCCTTGACGGCTGGCCGAAACATCATCGTCCCAGATAACGTCAAGGAATACATCATTGTCAACGCCACTACCGGAGGATTCGCGCTGACCGTAAAGACAAGCGGTGGGTCCGGTGTTGCGGTTTCGGCGGGCATCAAGGCAATGGTCTATTGCGATGGGACTGATGTTATTGCAATTACTCCTGGCGCTGGCGCTGGCACTGTGACGAGTGTTGGTCTGTCTAGCACTGATTTTGATGTTACCGGTAGTCCTGTGACCACCTCTGGAACTCTGACCGCAAACATCAAGAATGATGCCGTCACATATGCGAAGATGCAGAACGTATCGGCAACCGATAAGATTCTCGGTCGATCTACGGCTGGCGCCGGGGATGTTGAGGAAATTACCTGTACTGCCGCTGGTCGAGCCTTGCTTGACGATGCGGACGCGGCCGCTATGCGTACCACTTTGGGCCTTGGGTCATCCTCCACGGTGGCAATCGATACGGATGGGACAATGGCGGCGAACAGCGACAGTGTTGTTCCGTCGCAGAAAGCCGTTGTCACCTATGTCGATAGCAGGATCACTGGCGGCGCATCCGACGTGATGATCTTCAAGGGAGTTATCGACTGCTCC